TTACCCCTCCAATTTTTTAATTAAATTATTTATTTCATCATCTAATATTGTTTGTATGCCTAACTCTTTAGCTTCACTCACCACCCCATCTATAAATATTCCCATTGATTTACTGTCATATCGGCTACTGCCTATCAGTATAGCCAGATGCTTGAATGTTTTACCGTTCAATTCACTTTCGCCTACTTCGCAGCAATGATTATTTGTTGCTCGGTACACCATATCAACTGCATCTGCTATTACTGATAATAACTGTGGCTCACGCTGACCATATCGCTTTAACATTTCAATATATAATTCATCTTTGCTCGTACGCAGAACATCAGCTATTTTAGAAATTAAAAGCCAAGCATACGAATTTGCATCTAAACTCCTTGCCTTTTTTCTCTTTTCAATTTTTAAATCTACAATCTCCCCTTTCTGCAACAATTCTCTTATCTGCCTTGCTTGTTCCTCTGCAACAGAACGGTCAGCATCAATCTGTATAAACACTGTTACCACACCCATTACATCTGACATGACGCTTATACCTTTGACTTTGCTATTCAATGTAATTCCTCCCTATGATCTTCATAAATTCTTCCCTCGTGTGTGTCAGCTCGTATCGCATTTGTGTTGCCATTTTTAATGCGTTATCCAGGCTGTGTCCGTTTATACCATGCACTCCGTTTGTGCCTGTGTGATGATTGGCACATAGCCTTACTTGAAAGCCATGCTGCTTTGATAACTGACTATTCTTTCCAAAGTACACCTCATGCAAATGTGCATAAGGCATACCGCAGAATAAGCAGAAGTCTGTATCTGTTGGTTTAGGATTTCTTATTTTTGACATTTGAAGCACAGAGCCTTTCCTAATTTTTCGGTTGAATATTTATGTATGTTCTCGGTTATTGATACACCGCATGAGGAACAGACAAACTCGCCTGATGTTGGTGACTTTGTGGTCGGTGTTGGTGGAATATCTTTGTCGTACTTTGTTTGTGCTTGCCAATATATGTCCGAACCTACGCCCAACGCTTTACACGCAACCGACAACGCGTCCGTTAATGCCATCTTAAAACACTCGTCCGATGTGTGCAATCCTTCCTTTTCCTTTTCAACGAGCATGCTCCCACCCGTTCCATAAATTGCGTGACTCCACTCGCCATCAACCATAATAAATAATTTGATGGTTACAAACGCCGCAATCTCACCGTTTGCCCCGTCTAATGTTTGCATGTTGTCTATCTCATACTTCCAACCCACCCCACACATTCCAAAATGCTCGGTTAACGTCTTTATGCGCCACATAGGGTTAATATCTGTTTTGCCTTTTAATCTGCCCCCCATGATTGTTTTTTGCGCTTCTACGGGCACCGCTTTGACCTTGTTATATAAATCTAAATTTCCCATCGTGCTTCACCGCTCCCTCATTTGATTTGTATGTTGTTGTGTTCTACCAACATCGCACCGTTGACTTCTTCCCCACGTTTTATTGCGCGCTTGATTTCGTCCTTGTCGATTCTTGGTTCGCTGTATACTAAATAATCCTTGCTTATGTCGCGCTCGTTCAATATTTCTACCATCTCGCTTTTTCGATATGATATTTGCACCCTTGCCGTCTCAAACTTTACGCCCAAATACCTCTCTAAAAACATCTTAATGTTCTCAGCTTTGCTCTCTTTCGCCCTGCGTCGCGTTGCTAATGCTTTTTCTTCTTCGCGTATTGTTGACGCGTCCGCAACTAAATTTTTATAATACAACGCTAACCCCTCAACCTTTTCGTTCTTCTTATCAACAAACTCCGCCAACGCATCATAATCTAACAACTCGCCGTTCTCGTCAATGTTTCCGCAAACTTCTATTATCTTTTCGTCTATCTCATACAATGTCATTTTGTCCAATTCCCCCCTCGCCAACTATATTTTTTAATGTCCGAACTTAACTTAAATATCTTCTTCATGTCGCCCTTGTGAATATACGCCTTGCATTCACCGTGGCACCAAAAACTACTCTTCCTGTCGATTGTCTCAAACACTGCGCATGAAACGTCACTGTTTTTGTACGCGTAACAATTTTCACACATTCTTGTTACCCCCGATTGCGCCACAACCGACCAACGCCAACGCCCACAATATAAACAACATTGCTATTACCACCATGCCCTGCACGATTCCGATTGCGTCCGTCTCTATTCCCCCCGCTACACCTAAAATCAAAATCAATCCTACCGCACTCCCGATTCCGCATGCTATCCTCATTTGTTTTCCCCTTTCATCTTATCCTCTACGATTTTAACTATTGCCGCGTTCATGCTAATCCTACTCTTCCACGCATATTCTTTAACCACTGCGTGTAATTCCTTGCTCATTCTCAAATTAAATCCCATGTATTCACCCCCTCGCGCCGTTGATACCTATAATGTATCACATACCATTAGTGTTGTCAATACCAATTAATCTGTCCGTGCATGTAACATATCTTACCCCTTCTACTATTCCCTCGTACGTATATCTGTACGCCATGCCATTTCCCCCGTCGTTCACTGTATACGTTTTTATGTTATCAAAAAATACCTTTTCTCTTAACAAAACGTAATCGGCGTCCATGCTAATAACCCCGTTCTTCTTTTGTACCTTTATTGCGTCCTGCAATTCTTTTATTTCTGTAAAATCTAACATTATCGTTCCCCCCTTAAATAAATATCTTTGTCGTTAAATGCCTTAACCGTTCCAGACGCCTCGCGCCTTCCCAATGTCTTTCCCATCTTGAACCCGCACAACCTGTACTTGTTGCTCATAAACTCAAATTCCTTGCCATAATCGCCCTCGTTATACCCCCGCCCCCACGCTTTTCGTCTGAATTCTTTTTCTTCCCTTAACATTTTGCCCCCCTATAATCCGTTATCTATTATCATTGCATTCTCTACGCTGTACGCTTCCCGCTTGCTGTATACGTGCCGACATTCAATTTGATTGCCGTACACGTCCATTAACTGTACGACCCAACTTTTAACCTTGTTGTCGTACCACTTGTCTACGTGATGCGGAACGTATTGCGCATCTGGTATACACCTTGTCCACTCCGATTCCGTTAATCCGTTAATTAATATACTCATAATCGCTCCCCCTCACAATACTTTGCATCGTGTTATCGCTGTTTGCTTAACGCCGTTATACTCTGAATGCTCTTTTATGCTACCCTTTAACGATATTTTGTCGCCTTCGCGTGCGTTTATGCCGTTGCTACTGTTCCACTTGAATACGTTTTTGTTTTCGTCTTCAAATATATAAATATACGAAACGCCACCGTAATAAGTAAAATGATTTTCATATGTTATTATCGCCTTCACCGTGACATTAACCGTTATCTTGTCCCCAACGTTCCCGACGTGCTTTGATTCTGATACCGTTTCAACCTTTTCCGTTTTTGCAATTTCCTTCTTATACGCTTCGTATGCGTATGCGATAAATCCACTTGCTTTTGTATACTCTGCGCGCAATGCGTTTTTAATGTTGTTCATAAAAACGTCCGACGCTTCGTATTCTTTTGCCTTGAAATATTCCATAATTTCCGTCGCCTTTGCCATGTTGAGATTGTTGCCGTGTTGCCACGCTTCGTCCGCTGTCGAATTTACAAACTCGGTTTTTTTGTATCCGTGTGCGTCAATTTGCCACACGCACGCCGCGAGATATTCTAGCGTTGGCATGTACCTATCCGAACCGCCTAAATGCGACCTGTCGCCTTTTGGCTCTTCGTTTATTATGTCATTTATGCTCGCATACGCCCCGATTACCTCGATTGCGTCGATGCCAGTATACTCATGTACGCACGTCGTGCCGACTTGCTTTACGACGTCGTTTTGCTTCAATAGAACGGTCTTGTTGCGCGAACGATTAACGTTGCAATGTTCGCACTTGGATTTTGCCGTCCACCACTCTGCGCCTATTTCCATGTCCCCGAACACATGGATAACGTTTCCGTCTGTACCGTGCTCAATTAACGCCTCTACTGTGTGTGTCCCAACCTTTAACTGTTGCATCGTGAATTCGTACGAAACAACGTCAAGAACAACGCTACCAATTTTGATTTTTTCGTTATCTATAATGTCGAACACGTCTACCTTTTCTGCGCCTTCGCCGATAACGCGAAAGTTCCATTCCATGCCGTACTTGTCCAACTTTTTTGTCGTTGCTCTTATGCGCTTCTGTAACTCTGTAAAATTCTGTTTCAAACATTTATACATTTTCGTTCCCCCTTCGGTGGACTTGTGACCACCCCTGTGCATTACCCGCCTTTCGGCGGTCACTCTGCTATCTGCTTAACTCGTCCCTGTGATAAAACACCGTATACTGCCCTTCCCCTTGATATTCTTCCAAAACCCTAAACCCTTTTTCATGCATTACCGCTTTGTCTTTGTCGGCTTCCTTCTTGCTTGTGTAATCGTACCCCTTTTCCGTGTATATTGACTTTTTCATTTTACCAGTCCCCTTTCTGTTCCTACGTATATTTCTTCGTTGTCGCTATTTACTACTACTGCTACTATACCACCGCCCGTCATAATGTCTGCTGCGTCTTTCGCGACGGATAACCTGCACGTCCTTGTAAATACTAACCTTGATATTCCCTTACCGCCTGTCAATACCACCGTATAACCTTGCTTTTTCATGTTCTGCTCCGTTTCTGCACCTGTGTGCGCCTTTGTTATACGTCAATAATACCACTGATACCATACCACGTCAAGCGTTTTGTAAAATATTTTTTTGTACAAAAAAGGAGCCCGCATCTCTGCGAGCCCCCGACTATTATACTTCTTCTACCTTCTTATCAAAATGCTTTTCGTACTGCTTTTTCATTGACCAATAATACTCGCTCTCGATTTCTTGCCCGGCCGCTTCCAACTCCGCCCGCATCTGATTAACTAATCGCACAACCTTTTCGTTATATTCCTTTTCCCTCTTTTGTATATCGTTTAACTTGTCCTGTTCCTCTCGCGTGACGATTGGTGCTAAACTCATAAACTTGTATACACCATACATGCACACATATGCGTTGTTGCTCTCGTCCCAATACCTTCCGCCAACGACTATGCTATGTGGCATGTGTGCGTCCTCGCAATAAATCGCGACCTTTGCCCCGTCTATTTCTATGTGCTCCGTCTCGCATTTATGCGCCTCGCCGTAACTGCCGTGTAATTTGTTGCATAACTCGCATTGATAAACTGTTTTCATTTTCTTGTCCCCTTTTCCGTTTTTTTGATTTTATTTGTGCGCACGCTTGTAAATTCTACAAACCTGTCGTGCAAATAATACTTCTCGTTCATTATTTTTGTCAACTTGCTTCTTGCCTCGTCCATGTTCTTTGCCATAATTTCGTATGTTTCGAAATTTATTACGCCAATGTAATTTCTCATTTCGTTCCCCCCGTTGATGCTGCAACCACTTCTATTTGCCATAACCCAGAAAAATACTCCCGCGTACACGTTCCGTGTTCCAAACATTCCTCGACCATTTCGTTCACGTCTTCGTCGTTTTCGTTCATCGCCGTCCACCACTCGCTGTTTCCTTCAAACACGACTTCCCCATCGTTTTTTACTACTATTTTTGCCATTTTGCTATCCCCCTTAATTTTACGTGGTCGGGATTGTGACCGACCTTCCGCATTACCGCGCTTACGCGCGTCACTCTGCTGTCTTGAAATTTCCGTTGGAATCCAACTCGAATTTTGTGTCTCTAGCTTGCGCTTTCAACCAAATGTAATCTCTCTTGCCCTTGTAATGAATTGGATATTCTCTAAAACTGTTCATGTAATTTACCATTCTCTCGTCCTCTGTGAAAACGCCCTTAACGTTGAACGTTCCGATAAACTTGTGGTCATCAGCGTAGACGCTCTTAATCGCAATCCCCGCCGATGTGTGATACTCGCCGTATTCAAATACCACGCTTGCCTCATTGTAAACGCGAAGCCATTTTTTTACTTCTTCCTGTACTGATGCTGGTAACTTGTTCAATTCCTTTAATGTGTTTGTTTTCACGTGTTTGCTCCCTCTGCGCCTGTGTGCGCCTTTGTTATATGTCAATAATACCACTGATACCATATAGTGTCAAGCGTTTTGTAAAATATATTTTTACATAAAAAAAGAAGGTACACAAGCATCTCTGCCCATGTACCTTTTATGCTGTTATCACGGTTATACCACGTACCCGTTTTCTAACATTTTTTTCACTTTGTCCGCTTCCGCCTTCGTGCTATACGCACCTATCTGAACCCGCCATACCTTCGCTGGCGTTTCCTCTTTTTTCTTCATTGTATCTGCGTACCGCTTGCCCTCTATGCCACATAATTCAACAAAACTATCCCAACGCCCTTCCCGCATCATACGTGACGGGCACTGTTTGCCACTAAAATCGTAATGGCGTTTTATGCCGTCTACTCCAATGTTGTTCGCGAACATTAACATGCCTACCAACTCAACCGTGTTCATTATTGTATTGTTGTAATTGTTTCCGATGCAATCGCACATTTCTATGCCAATACCCCGATAATTACCGCCGTTCTCGTCTGACCCGTCACCTGCATGCCATGCGATTTCGTCGTCGGGTATGTGGTGATATATGCTATGGTCGTCTACCGTGTAATGCCACGACACCCAATCCGACACCACAATTGGCTCGTTCTTGCTGAATTTGCGTTTAATGCTGTCATTCGAATTCTTAAGATATTGCGCGTGTTGTTTAGCGTTCGCCCCTTCCGCCGCGTTGCCTGTTTCATGTATCACGATAAACTTCTTTGCCCGTTTTGTTCCCGTGCGCATTACGCCGTCTACATCAATTATTGCGTCGTTTATTGGATACATAATCAATACCCATTAGGATTAGTTGGGTTGTTACCGATTGCATAAACATTAAACGCTTCTATTACCGTTACTATCGTAGTCAATAACACGCTTATTGCTGTCACTTGCTCTTGGTTCAACGCGAATATAATCGCTATTGTTGGTATCAAGCTGGTCAATACCCCTATCCAAAATATCGGACTTTTTAATCTGTTTTGCTGTTTCATTTTACATTACTCCTCTCAAGTAGTTTTTCTATACCTATCCTTATTCCGTCTACGTCTCTGCAATGGATTTTCAAGTCGCTGCTCACTCCGTCCAAGCCCTTTTCAACATTGCCCATAACCCTGTTAACCGAATTATCGACTTTGCTTACGACCGCTTCTATAGAATCAAACGCTTTTGTGTTTTTTCCCATTGCTGCCGTATTGTTTGCTATTATTGCGTTCCCTTGTTGAGTAACAGTTACAACTACCGCCAAAAGTTCTTCAAATTTTCTTTGCCGCTCCTCTGATTTTTTCATAAACTTTGGCGAATATATCCACAACCAAGCAAACGCCAAAATAACCGCAACTGTCGGTAACCCATAATTAATGTATTCCTTTATTATTTCTATTGCCATACCCCACCCGCTTTCGCTTAATTTTATTTAAACATCTCGTATATCGGAGCGTTGCCCCAAGTATATTGATGATTGAATGTAAACCATACATCGCCATATAATCCTCCGTCTTTCGCAAGCGGCTTTTTTTCGCAAATTGTATATTCATCTGGATAATAGCACCAATCTAATACTACCCATTCTTTACCTCTTACTGATTCTTTCCTGTCTGCCAAATACAAGCAATAAGCATGGCCTACTGTATAGCTTTCCGCTGCTCTATTTGGTTTTACCCAACCAGCCGCAACTTTCACCCTATACGGCTCAACTCCGCAACTTAGCATTAATTGAGCCATCAATATTGCCCCGTCCTCACAATCAAACTCCTTTTCTACGATTGACTCATAAGGGAATCGCCAAAACTCGCTGACCTTTAACGTGGCGTCGTCTGTTTTGTATCTCTTGTTTGCTATAACCCATCTCTGACAATTTAATGCAATCTCATTGCTGGTTAAATCCAATAGCGTGTTTGCTATTGGTTCGATTATATAATCCTCCTCTGCTAAAAATTTTCTTACATCAATTTTTAACCTTTGACCGTTCAACCACCTCCCGTTGTAGATTATCGGCGACTTTGGGTATTTGTCATTCCAAAAGTCTTTATTAAACGTTATCGCGGGGTCGGATAATTTCTTGCCGAATAAACCCATCATAATAACACCGCATAATAATAAACTGTTACGTTCGGCGTGCCTGCCGACATGAAATTCTGACCTACTCTAAACCCACCTGCAATCAGTGCAATGCTTAATGTCCCATCAACTCCGATTGCTTCTGACTCTCTGTCTGGGTTGATATACGCGGTATACTCGTTGCCCGTGTAATTACACGACACCATAACTGTTGTTGGGTTGAACCCTAAGTCTGCCTTGTCGGTTGTCGCATTTGCGTAATTCATTGTGAAACTTCCAGATGCGACCTTGCCGTATGTGCCAAGTTGACCAAGCACTGTGACTCCGTCTTTGATATTGGTCGCCGCCAAGTCCGCGTCTACTGTGGTCAAATCAATCGTACTCGCGTCGTCTGAACCATCGGTGTAACCTGTCGCGGGTACTACGTGTATTGTTGTTCCCGACATGTGCGCTGAAACTGCTGCAACATCACCCGCGTTGTCAGGCATTGTACCCGTGATTTTTGTTGCTGCATCGTTGCTATAACCCGTCTTGCCCGATAACAAATTCTCCGCAATCATGTCGCCTGTTAATACCGCGCCACCAACATATGTTCCCAATTTGCCAAACAGATTAACCCCGTCTTTGATGTTTGAATCGACAAAGTCCGCATCGGTAATAGTTACGTTGTCATTTACGCCGTCGCGATACCCCTCTGTCGCTCTTAATTTTAGGGTGGTGCCACTGACCGTACTAGATGCCGCAGCAGTATCGCCCGTCCTGTCTACCATCGTTCCTGTTATCTTGACGCCACCAACATACGCTGTTTCTGGCGCTAATATATGCGCGACTACCGCGTCTGCATCTGTTGATATGTCCTCTATTTTGCCCGCCATAACCGCGAAGCTATCAGCGACGGTAGATGCTTGACCCATTGTTGTAATCGATGCTGCGACGAGCGTTTTGCCGTCCGTGACCGCTGTGGCTGCGTTACTTATTCGCGTTTCTAAATCGTTAAGATTTGTTTCACTTAGTGCCGTTAACTCTGTCCATGTCATACGCTACCCCCTATGCTGATAATTGTTCTAATACCGTTATATCGTCGTCTATTCCTTGCCAATAACTAACGTACAATGCGAGTGTTCCCGTCGCGGGTACAAAATTGCGTGTGTCGGTTTTATCGACCTGCACCGCTTCCAACTGTGTCTTTACTTTTGACCATGCTTGGGTATCAACTGCAACACCACTACCATTAACTATTGTTGCATATACTCCGCCATACCAAACAATCCACTCAATATTGCCTATTGCCTCAAACGGTGCAATGTATGTTATACTATCAATCAATCCTGTTTGCTGTGATACCTGTTTGCGTAATAAAACGTTTAGCCCTGCGTCTAATACTTCGATGTATTTTACGCGGTCTGCAGGCAGAAACATCGGGAACAAATCGTCTGCTGGGAATAAATCGTCCGCCGCGTAAACTTCCGTGAATATATTAGGACTATCCACCGCTTCCCACGTGCGGGTAAACGTTTCGAGTGTTGTCAACACTTCGTCCTCGCTCAAATTCTCACGAACTACAAACGCCTTACCCATGTTCGCCATATCCCCGAACATTTTCGTCCAGCTTTGCTGTTCTGCGCCGTCGGAACAAACAACGTCGTATGCGATTATGTCGTCCTCGATAATTGATATAGTGACCGAATTAATTAAATATGCTGAATTTATGTTGTGTTCTGCCAATACTACTGTTAACAATTGTCCCGACGACAACCCGTCCCGAAATGTTCTAAATTTTATCTTCTTGCCAATCACGCCATATTTTGCGAGTTTAGCATTACCTATTTCAAACGCTGCATCGCGCTTGGTGGAATTCATTTCATCTGCGACGTCCTCAATTATTCCTGTGGTGTCGCCCTCTGCTGCTATGCGGCTTAATATCTCGGCTTGATTGCTCGTTTTAATTATTACATCAAATTCACCTTGATATAAAACCGTTAACGTGTCTGACGACGTGAGGAGTGTTTCTGCTTCGTCTTGGTTAATCGTGTTACTGCCCTTGCTCCAATAATACTTCTTGCCCGAATCCAATCCGCGAATACCAATGTCGCCTGCATCAACTGGTGTCGCGTTTAATGATAACGTTGGCTTTAACGCAATGGGGAACCCGACTATCCACGACCTTGTTGCTCCATCACCTATTTTGTCCTCTGTTAACGGGTCGGTTATGTCCTTCCCGCCTTTGACGTACTGTATGTTGCGATACGCATTGTTGTTTATCTCAACGCTGACACTGTTTACTTGTATGTCCGTCCAAGTTGCTGACCACGACGCTGCATATGTTGTTTTAGGTATAAAATATAACTTCTTGTCATAATCGATATACCATATATAACCCATTTTTTCTGCTAACGATTCGATTGCTTTCGTAACTGAAACATAATTGAATACTGCTTCAATTACATTACTCCCCGCGTCAATATTACCTATCGTCACGCCCTCGTCGTCTAATACTTCGGTAATTAAATCCTCGACTATGGTACCCGCGTCCATATCCTCGTACGCCTTTGCAATTACGCGTTTATCCGATAAATAGTGCATGTCCTTACAATTTATCGTGTGAAATATTCGCGCCCCTAACAATTTTTCTGTCGACGTGTCAATGTACCCTGCAAACAACGTGGTCGCGCCAACTGTTACAATAACGGGTTGACCCTGTTGATAATGCAAATTGTCTACGACAACAAATCTACACGTCGACCTCTCACCTATTGCATCATCTATTGATAAACTTTTTTGTAATACTAAAACTTCGGTTCCGTTAATCGTTACTGTCATATGCGTATACCCTGTTTAATCCTAATCATATCGACCAACGGCTGTCCCAATGCCTTAATTATGCTGTATCCGTCTAATTCAACGATTATATTTGCTACTCCACCACCACCACTTCTGTTCTCTGCTGCTGGTGTGATTTTCTCGCCCTTGTGGACGTACGCCAACATGTCCTGTGGTACGTAATCTGTGCCCACTGCGTATTGTGCGAGTCCGCTGCCCGTTGTTACAGGCGACCAGAACGTTGACCCGTTGCTTGCCCCTTTTTTGTCCCCGCCGATTAAATCTGCAATATCTGTGATTAACTTGGATATTCCACCTGTTAACCACGCCCATAAATCAACAATACCTTGCCATAATCCGTGTATGATTGCCTTGCCTAATGTTGCCCAATCGTATGTGATAAATTTTTGTACTATTTTGCCAATCAACTCACCAACAGCACCCATCATTATCGGTGTTGCTTTTATTAATCCACCCATAACAGCTTTTATTATATCTGCTGCTGCGGTTACTAATATAATGAGATTATTTGGCTCGGTTAAAAAGTCAACTAATGCCATGATTATTGCTATTGCACCGTCAATCAAAAACGGCAACGCCTTAATCAATCCATCTACCAATGCTATGATGATTTTTGGTGCCTCTGTGATTATTTCTGGTAACGCGGCTAATAATCCATCTACTAACTGCAAAATCACGTCTACGGCTATATTTAAGAGCAAAGGTAACATATCCACTATGCCCTTAACTATCGCGAGCATAATCTGCACGCCTGTTTGAATTATCTGCGGTAATGCGTCCATGATTGTCAACCCCACGTCCGCTATAACGTCCCACATTGTCGCCATTAACGTCGGCACCTCTGACAGTATGCCGTCTAGTAATCTCAACAGCAAATTAACTCCTGCTACAACAATGGCGGGTATGCTTCCTAATATACCCTTGATAACCGCCATAACCAAATCAAAACCCATCATAACCATATCTGGTAAACTTTGCTCCATGAAATCAATCAACGAATTTATTAGACTTGATATTGCGTTTATCAACGCGTCTTTGTTCTTCTTTATTCCCTCGACCAAATTCGTTAATATTGAAATTCCAACGGTCTGCAACGTAGGCAATATCTTTGTAAATCCGTCCATGAGTATTTTAATGGCGTCCCCTACCGCTTTACCCAACGAGAATCCAATTTTTGAGAAGTCGTTTGTTGCTACCGCTTTGTTTATTTCTTTGAACGTGTCGAGGAATATCGGCAAAAACTTCTGCCCCATCGACGTTGCCATTGTTTCCATCGACATTTGCGCGACACGCAATTGGTTGGGGAACGACGTTTCGAGCGTTCTACCAAAATCACCCTGTGCATCTGCAGTTACTTTCATCAAATAATTGTATCTCAATGTGGTCTGCTCGGTCTGACTCATTTTCTGATATGCTGTTGATATGCCCTCTGCCATCGCGTATGCTTCCAAATTCGCAACCGACATGTTAATACCTAACTGCTTCAATGGTTCTGTCTCGCCCGCGATACCTGCGCGTATTTTCTGCCATGACTCGTCATGTGATAGATTATAAAATGACGACATGTCGCCTGTTAGCTGAACAAGCCCCTCCGACATCGTTTTCGCGCTTTCTTCCGCGAACCCCGATGACTTCAACATTGCACCCATTGCACCAACATATTTAACCGCGTTAGTTTCGCTCATTCCTGCCGCGAGTCCCATTGTTTTAGTCCACGCGAGTACTTCATCGTGCGATTCCTTGAACGTCTCTGACACGACGTTTTGAGCCTCTGCGAGGTTAGATGCTTTTGTCGTGAATCCGTAAATAGCTACGCTTGCAGCTCCAACAGCAGCTGCTCCAACTGCCATGCCTGCCGCAAGAGTGCGACCTGCTCCGCTAATTATATCGCCTGCAGCAGATACACCCTTTTTCAATCCTTCGGTATCAGCGCCAATCTTGACCATTAATTCCGCTATAGTTGCCATATCATCACTCCGTTTCTTCCCCGCCGTATGCAGCGTTCAATATTCTCGCAATCGCTACCATTTCTTCTGGTGTTTGCTCTTTCTTTGGTGTTGACTCACCTAACAATTTTTCTAACTCTGGTATTTCTTTTGCTCGACTCAATACTGCAATGTACCAAGCTAATCCTTTTAGGTCGTTATATTTATTTTTCTGCTTGTTGGTGTGTCCTTCTATCATTGTTTGAAATTCGTACGGTGTTAACTTCCAGAATTCCTCTGGTCGCATTCCCATTTCGCCAACAGCAATCTTAAATTCATTTTCAAAATTCAAATAGCCCACTACCGCAGGCTCGGTTAGTTTGGGTTTTGTGTTTTTGCACTTCCCGCAACTACCGCTTGATTGATTTTTCCAATTATATCCTCTAAATTATCTGCATATTCATCAATTATCTCTAACATTTTCTTAAATGTTAATGTTTCGTCTTCTTGTTTTAACATTACCCACAACAACTTCATATAGGTAGTTATGCTTATGTCATTACCTATGTCTTGTATTTTTATTCCTGTTGTTTCCTCAAATTCAACCATCGCGCCATATCCTAATCTTACTTTGCGCGGTCTATCTAAATTAATAATTGTAAATGGTATTCCCATAATAATCCTCCCTTAAATTTGAGGGTGACCGAAGCCACCCCCTCGTGATTTATAACCTTGCCATATAAATTGTGTAAGTCTTTGGTGCTTTGTTTGTTTCTGTAACTACTACGGTGATTGTGGTTACGCTTCCTGCTACTCCCAAAGGAATGCTTGACGATGCCACGCCTGATGTTACCACGTTTCCATTTACTGTGATTACGCCTGCCACTGCTGTCGGCGTAACTTTTACCGATGTTACTGCCGTTAAAACTGATGCAGTATAAGTATAAACGCCTGCTGCCGCTGCTGGTGTTAAAACTGCGCTCTCGTCTATCGAGAAGAACGGAGTAGTTAACCCTGCTGATGTTGCAACCGCAAAGGTAGGTTTGCCTGTCGGCTTGATTGTTGCCGAGAATGGTATTCTACCATCAATCAATGCATCGCCAACTTTAAATCCTGTTACAAACCCTGTGAATGTCCATGTTGCGCCCGTTGCCGCTGGGAATGTGATTACAACTGTTCGTGATGTCTTGCTGTTCATGTCGGTAAGCATCGCGTGCTGTCCTGTTGTATCAGTATAATCAAAATTACCCTCGATTGCTAAATCTGCTGCGGTTAACAATGTAGGTAAAAACTGTCTATACGAATCCGCTGATGCGTGTGTCGTTACATCAACCGTTTCTGCAGTTACCTTTATTCCGCCAATATTAGACAACTCACCAACTGTAACATTGTTCCATTTTAGTGTGGTGCCAAATGCAATATTATTCATGTATTTCCTCCTTTATCTTTTATAAACTGTTCTAAAATTAATCGTCCATTCCTGCCTGCCATTTTCGTCGCGTCCAATGTCTAATATATCGCCCTGCTGATAAATACACTGTATTCGCGTCGATTTAGCCCCGTGTAACAAATCCTTAATCGTTTCGCACAATGTTACACCAGTGGAATATGTAACATGCCTTACGCGGACTTGAAATGTCGGTTCCTCGATTTTACTCTCGGTTAGGCTTCTGGGGTAACCCCCTGTATTATATAATACAACGATATTGTCGGGAGCTGGTGGAGCGTTCCCAATATATACGTTGGTTATACCTACCATTAATGCTTTCACGTCTGTCAATAAATTACTCATGCGCTACCGCCTTCTTCGCTGCATCAATCAGCGCTTTTTCATATTTGCCTTTGTTCGCCTTGTATGGCTCTTCAAGGTATTTTGCTTGCCCGCCGTGTGGGTGCCTGTACCCGACTTCTTCATGGATGCGCAACGCGTATGGTGCCGTGTACCCAACTGTACCCTCTAAATTTACCACTTCCGCAAACGCTGCCGCTTGCAAGAAACCTGTGTCGACGGGCGCTAACGCTTGCGACTTGCCCTGCAAATCCAACACTATGTCTTGCATTTCTTTCGCTACCGCGTTGTGCGTTTTGCTTGGCATGCCTTTTAATATCGCCATCAACTTATCTACTCCGTCAATCTCAATATGCACATTATTGTTCATATTAGGTAAACCTCATACCACTGCGTTGCACCGTCTAATCCAATCATGGACTCCGACGATATTACCCTGCGCCCATCAATCAAATCATTGTTTGATACTGGCGACTTGGTAAACACTACCGCGCTTGATGTGATTTCTTGTCCTTGTGCATCTCGGACTAACTTAAACCCTGTTTCTTTCCTGCCCTTAATCGTTGATGTGGTGTAGGTTGACTCGTTATACTCGTTTGGCGTGCCTGCGTACGACCATATTAAATTTTGGTTTGCATAATTATCTAACATACCCTAAACCCCCCTGCCATATACGGTGCGAGAAGTTCTTTCGCTTCTTGGCTTACAATTCTGTTCTGCGACCCTGTGTATGTTTCCGACAATTTACCTAAACTAAACGACTTCACCCCTTGCCTTTGCAATTCTATTCTGCTTGATGTACCGTTTGCCAACTGCAACGCCAACTCGACTTGCGCGTTTTTAACTTCGGTGGGCACGCTCGGCTGAACATACCAATTATCATTGCTAATTGCGCCCCCTGTATTAATGTACTCTTGGTCGTACTCGGTATAAATCACTCGTGGGAACGCCAAAACCTGTGTTGTAACCGCTTTGTAACCTATCAACGGCTGACGGTCTATTATCTGCGTCGCTTTGCGCAAATGTATGTCCTTGTCGTCACTACTCAACACGTCCCATGCGACGTGTTTTGCGTCCGTTGTGGCGTAATGTGCCACCATGTATGCTGTTGCATCGGCTTGCGAAATATAACTATCTGTTCCTACCGTCAACGCCACTTAAACCACTCCTTTTCTTTGTCATAATCCCCAATCCAATCCCTACCCCATTCAACGCAATATCACCCCACGAAAATATCGTGTCAATCCGCATTTCCTTTATCAACCCCACACACATTAATATAATAGCTACTTGCCACCACTTCATACAACTTGATAATGTATGTGCTAAAATATAAGCTAAAAATAAATGTGCAATGTTGTCGTTGATGAATTTAGCTAATACTCTAAACTCCATATAGTGGCCTTTCTGCCGTGAAAATGCGAGTTACATCTGCTTGAGTGAAAATCTTACCCAACATTCTTAACGGGGACATTTGACCATTAAAAGTAAAGTCTATTGCCCCTGCACGATTGCCTATCCTAACCGCACCTGCAATATCTGGTGGTAAAGCTGTTTCGCTTCCACCACTTGCGGTTACATCAACTGCGTTTACATATATCTTTCTGCTTGTCCCCATTGTAATTATGACCATTTTCCATATAGCAAAAGGTAGGGCATTAACAGATGTTGTTGTTAATGTAGCACCGTTTACAAGTAACCCTATTTGATTTGTTCCTCTAATATAAATGTCATAGCCATTAATGCCTAAGTCACCCGAACTTTTATCTATTATCCTACCTGCATTATTTTCCCCAATACTATTCGCCTTAACCCACGCTATAATAGTCCCACCCTGTGTCATTCTCATACTCGGACTATCAGCTATTTCTATGTATGATGTAGTACCATTGAATGAATTTACCCATACACCACTTGGTAGTTGTGTCCATGTTACATTGGAGAATGTGCCATTGTTGCGATTTCTGCTACCATCAACCAATGATAATGTAGGTGATGTACCCCATTGATACTGTGTGCTATTTAATACATGCGAAGTATTTACTATCCTTATAGGTAACATTTTACCACCTCTATTCTTAATGAAATGCTTGTTTTATTCATAGTCATACCTTAGCCAATCCATACTGTAACGCAACTGAATTATGAAATCTTATACCACTTGCAACAGTTTCAATGCCTGACATGTATGATACTTCGGACATGTAACCGTTGAGGTGTCTATTAGCTGATACCATGTTGCCTATTATTAAATCAGCTGCATTATCAACACTTGCTGTACCTACTGGCGTTGAACTTTCAGTTAATGTTTGAGATACACCATTAAGTATAATTACTGGATTATTAGCTACATTGGTATTATCAAAAGTTACTTGATATGTATATAAATTACCTACAACCAAACTATTTGTAGGTGTATTCCATGAGCCTATTGTTGTTGAAAAGCCATGATTGAATTGCAACCGATTGTTTGTGCTATCAATAAACAATTCTTTGTTAGCACCTTTTGAAAACAATCTACCCGCGTTACTTCCACCTGTACCAATGTATTCAAACTGTCCTCTTATTGTAAATGCTGTCAAATCGTTTATACTTGCATTTTTAGCAATAGTGCATATTGATGTTGCAGATGTAAAGTCAAGCATGTATGGTAAGCCTGATGGCTTTATCCATGTTGCACCACCTGAGAGAGTACCGTTGTTATTATTGCGTGAAACATCAGCAAGAGTTGTACTATCTGATATGTATGGATATTTTGCCATTAATGGTGCTAGTCCAAGAGCATATTCGGCAGATGTGATTTCTTGGATGAAGAATTGGGAAAATTCCGCATAACCAGAACCATAGTGATAACAATATAACAACGGTGTTGTTCCAGTTAATTCGCTGGGTTGAACAATCAAGCCGACTCTTGCAGATTGTGTTTTTGTTAAATCAGAGCTGTCTTTTATAATGGCTACTCCATTATTATAAAGCCTAATCTTTGCACCGTCAGTATCGCTATTATTAGTCCCATAAACGGTAATTAAATAATATTTTGTTAAATCTAATAAATTGAATACATCTCTTCTCCCATATGCGTTAGTCGCTGATGTTAATCTGTATTTATTAGACACTATACTATCATAAGATGAA